TGACCCGTGAGAACGGCTAAGGCGCGCGCCTTTGCCTATTTGGTGAAATGGCTCAACGAAAGGAACCAGCCATGAACGTCAAAGACCTGCGGGAGCAGATGGCGCGCATCGCGACCGAAGCCCGCTCAAAGCTGAATGAAGTGAACGCCAACACCGACGAGAGCCGTGCCGCCGAGATCGAGCGCGAGTTCGACGCGATGATGGCCGAGCACGACCGCGTTGCGAAGCTGGTCGAGCGCCATGCGAAGCTGGACGACATCGAGGCTCGCTCGCGCGACATCGATGTGTCGAAGCGTCCTGTGCCGCAGAATGCGGAAGGCCGTGGCGTCGACTCTGGCAAGCAGATCGCCTATCGCGAAGCGTTCTACGAGATGATCCGCAACGGCGGCATCGAGGGCCTTGAGCCGGAAGTGCGTCAGGTTCTTCGCGGCGGCGCGCAGAAGGTCGAAGCCCGTATCCAGACTGCCGGCACCACGACCGCCGGTGGCTTCACGGTCCCGACCGAACTCGCGAACTTCATCGACCTCGCCATGAAGGCGTTTGGTCCGATGTATAACGAGGACATCTGCACGACGCTCAACACGACCTCGGGCGCTTCCTTCAAGATCCCGACCGTGGACGACACCAGCGTGACCGCCGAGGCTCACACCGAGGGCACCGCGCTGACCGACGACGGCGGCAAGGATGTCACCTTCGGGCAGGCTTCGCTCGACGCATACGCCTTCGACACCGAGTGGGTGAAGTGGTCGTATGAACTGGCTCAGGACAGCATCTTCAACATGGAGCCGATCCTCGGCAACCTGCTTGGCGAGCGTCTTGGCCGGATCGCGAACTCGAAGCTGACCACCGGCTCCGGGTCGTCGGATGTTCAGGGCATCGTCACCGGCTCGACGGCCGGCAAGACGGCGGCTGCGACCAACGCGATCACCGCTGACGAGATCATCGATCTGCTGCACTCGGTCGACCCGGCTTATCGGACCTCGCCGAAGGCCGCGTTCATGTTCAACGACAGCACGCTCTCGGCGATCCGCAAGCTGAAGGACGGCGACGGCAACTACCTCTGGCAGATGGGCAACTATCAGGTCGGCATTCCCGGCTCGATCCTTGGCTATCGCTACTACGTCAACCAGGCGATGGACTCGCTCGCCGCTGCCAAGAAGGTCATGATCTTCGGCGACCTGTCGAAGTTCTACGTCCGCAAGGTCGGCGCGCCGGTCATCACGGTGGTCCGCGAGCGGTTCTGGCCGGACCTCGGCATCGCCGGTCTCATCCGTTTCGATGGCGTGCTCGCCAACACCGCTGCGGTCAAGCACCTCATCACGGCTGCTTCGTAAGATAAACGGGCGGGGGCTTCGGCTCCCGCCCATCTCCACAGGAGAGAACGATGAAGATCAGGATGTTGACTTCGATGGCCGGCACGAACTTCTCGCACAATCGCGGCGACGAGGTCGAATACCCGGACGCCACCGCGCAGCGTTATGTCGACGCTGGGATCGCCGAGCCTGTCCGCGAGGAAAAGGTCGAGCGCGCCGTGTCGAAGCCCAAGGTCGAAAAGGCGGTCAAGTAAATGGCTCGTGCTCTGCAATCGTTTGAGGCTCTCGAAAGAGTGACGGCTCCGGCCGCGCTGCCGATCAGCGTTGCAGAGGTCAAGGCGCAGATGCGCGTCGAGCATTCCGACGACGACGATCTGATCTACCGGCTCATCACGACTGCCGTCGCTTTTACCGATGTGCAGGGCGCGCTGGGCAAGGCGATCATCACGCAGACATGGCGGCAGTGGACGGCGGCTAATCCGGGCGAGGTCTACCTGCTTGTGAAGCCCGTCCAGTCGCTGACGGCGGTCAAGTATTACGACACCAGCGGCGTCTTGCAGACGGCCACGCTGGCGGACTTCGACCTGCTGGGGACGGCGAATAGCAAGTATGTGAAGCCAGCGACCGGAAAGGCGTGGCCGTCGACGCAGGCTCGCCCGGATGCGATCGCGCTGGAATACTCTGCTGGATACGGGGCGACGGCCTCGAGCATCCCGGAGACGATCCGTCACGGGCTGATGATGCTGGTCGCTCACTGGTATGAAAACCGCGAGAGCAGCACGACGGACAATTTGCAAAGCGTGCCATTTGGCTTCGCCGAGATGATCGGCTCGGAAAGGGCGACATGGTATGGCTAACGCTGGCAGGCTGCGTGAGCGGGCGACCGTCCAGCGTCTGACATCCGGCGCGGTCGACGACTACGGGAACATCTACACCGGCTGGAAGTCGCTGCTGTCGCGCAGCGTGGATGTCCGCGAGCGTCTTGGCAAGGAGGCGATCGAGGGCGGCGCGCTGGCCGACGTTGTGACGGCGACTGTGCGGCTGCGGAAAGACAGCGAGACTGCGGCGATCACGCACGCCGACCGCGTGTCGCTTCGGGGCTACACTTGGGCGATCAAGTCTATCGTGCAGGTCGACGCGAAGGGCACGCTGCTGGAAATGCTCCTTGAGCGCGGGGTGGCGACATGAAGCTGCTGGGCGCGAAGAAGCTGGCGAGACAGTTGTCCGACCTGCCCGATACGGTTCGGGGCAACATCGGCAGCACCATCGAGAAGCAGGTCAAGCGCGGCGTTCGGGTCGCTCGCACGCTTGTTCCTGTCGATACGGGGCAACTGAAAGGATGGATCACCGGGCGTGTCGAAAAAACTGACAACGGCGTCTACGGCATCATCGATGCCGCTCCCGATACGAAAAAGGCGCAACAGAAGGCGCGAGCCGTCGAGTTCGGCAGAACCAAGGGCAACCGAGGCACAACCGCTGCCCAGCCCTACATCAGAACCACTCAATCCTTCTTGGCTAAATCCTACCGATCAGCCGTGAAGCGCGCGATCAATAAAGCCGCGAAGGAGGCTGTCCGTGGCTGACAATTTCGCGACCGCTTTGCAGAAGGGTCTGCTGGCCGCGTTGAAGGCGAACGCCGGCGTCACGGCGCTGGTATCGACGCGGATCTACGACGAGCCGCCGCAGAATGTCACCTTCCCCTACGCGCGCTTCGGCGACATCTCGCCCGATGCTTTCGACACCGACACGAAGGAAGGCGCGACGATCGGCATCAGCATCGAGGCTCACAGTCGGTCGGCCTCTGGCCGCGTCGAAGCGGTCAGGATCGTCGAGGCGGTCAAAGAGGCGCTGCACCGCAACGAGACAAGCGTCACCGTCACTGGCTACACGCTGGTCGAACTCATCTTTCAGACGTATACTGTCACGCGAGATGCCGAAGGGCGTGGCTACACGGCGACGATCGCCTTGGAAGCCATGCTTGAGGCCGTTGCCTGAACCGGGCCTTGGGCAAGCCCTGAAACTGGAGGCCGATCATGGCAAAGCAACTTGGACGCGCCCTGCTGGTGAAGATCGGCGACGGCGCTTCTCCTGAGGTTTTCTCGAACCTCTGCGGACTGAACTCGAAGGCGATGACGATTAACAACTCGTCGATCGATGTCACCACCCCTGACTGCTCGTCGCCGGGCGGCGCGCTCTGGACCGAGACGCTGAGTGGGCTGAAGAACGTGACGATCACGGGCGACGGCTTCTTCGAGGACAGCGCGTCTGAACTTCGCATGAACACGATTGCCATGGCCGCCGACAACGTCGGCAACTTTACGGTAACGGTTCCCGCATTCGGCACCTATGCCGGCGCATTTCGCATCGCTTCGCTGGAGTTCGGCGGCGAGACCGAGGGCGGCGTGACCTATTCGCTGTCGCTCGAAAGCACCGGCGCAGTGACGTTTACGGCTGCTTGATGAGCATCACGGCGGAAGCACCACGGGGAGGCGTTGTCGAATATCTCGGCGAGGCCTCCCATGTTTTCCTCCTTCGCAATCGCGAGATCGAGCGGTTCGAGGACAAGCATCGCGGCATCTTCGACCTGTGGGAAGGCTTCTACGGCAGGGGCACGAAGCCCTCGTCGAAGGAGGTTCGCGATCTTGTCGCCCTCGCGCTGGTCGGCGGCGGCAAGAAGGACGCGGAGGCCGACAAGTTGATTGAGGCTTGCGGCCCGGCTGACCTTATGCGGCTCTATCAGATCGCGCAAGCGGCACTCGGCATGGCGTTTATGCCGGATGTCGGCTCGACGGTAAAAAAAAAGAACGCGGGCCAGCGCCGAGGAGACTTGATGTCCGTCGCCTGATCGGCAAAGGGATCGTGATCGGCTTACGGCCCGAAGAGATCCGTGATATGATCCCGAAGGATGCTTGGGTTTGCTTCGATGGTTGGCAGAGGGCGCACGAGCCCAAAAAGCCTGGCAGCGAGGCGATGACAGCGGCGGAATAT